GAGCAGAAGACTGTTGAAGTTTTCCTGCTGCAAGAGCTGTACCACCAGCTTTGCAATAACGGAATGCGCGACCATCGTTTGAGTGAACAAGTTCTCCTAAATTGTGAACAGCTGTTGAGCTATCTACGAAGAGTCCTTGTCCTACTACTGCTGGTCCTGTTCCTGTTAATTGAGTCATGTTTTTAAGATGATTAAGTTAATAATAGCTACGATTAAGCAGCAACCGCTTTAATAACTGCGAAGTTGATAATGATTGCTCCTGTCTCTGCTGTTCCTGATGCTACGTTTCCGTTTACAACAGTAAGTTTGAAAGAACCATCGGCTACAGTGGTTACTGTAACTCGAGTATTCAATGCAACCATACCGCTTCGGATGCTCACGATGACAACGTCACCGATTGCTACTGAGGCGTTTGTTACAACGAACACTGCTGATGCTTCTGCTGCAAGAGAGTTGGTAGCAGTTTGAATGGTTCCTGATACACCTTGCACGGTCACACCTGTTGCCCGTGAGGTTATTTGTGTGACTGCTGCTCCTGCACCTGTTGCATATCCGATACCTGCTGTTGCAGATGATGAAGTTATTGCAGCCGCTGCAGTAAGCGCTCCAGTTACAGCGAGAGTACCTTCAAATGAGGCATTTTTCTGCGTGTTGAGTCCGTTCTGTTGGACTGCTGGGATGAAGGCTTCAATGTATTGAGTCATGATGCTTTTTTTTAGTTAATAATAAGCAGCAGATTAAATACCTGTGATGCCGGTAAGTTTTCCGTGTCGTTTAGGATTTGTAGTGATGAACTGTCCACCGAAGTAAACGTGTCCTACTACTGCGCCTGCATTTGCAGGAACAATCCAGTCACTCCATGAGAAGCCAAGACCTAGAGGGGCGTCATAATCGTTACCCTTAATCTGTGACTTATAAGAGATTGCTTTCGCATTGAAGAATGGAAGCGCATACCAGTCAATGAAGTTTTCGTTCAAGGCTTGTAGTGAACCTGCTGTTGCCTTCTCATCGGCGATGAGGGGCTTAGCATTGTATTCCAATGCTGTGAATCCTGTACCACCAGTCATACCTTTCATTGATGAAACATCTTTCGTGATTCGCTCCTGTGGGCGAAGAAGTTGTCCATAAAGGTTGAAGATTGTTTCTGTGGCGTAGAAAGCAGTTGGTTTCTGTGAACCAGATGCTACTGCTGACCATAGAGTGTCAATTGACGCAAGCGACATTGTACCTCCTGATGCTGTCACCGTACTTTTTAAGGTAGTGTGAGTTGCACGAGCAAGTCCTCCAATGTTGGCGACAGCACCGCCATCGTCAACAAGTGCTGCAAGACCCAATGGATCTTTAGAGCTGTTACCAGTTCCGTCTGCATAGAAGATAGTTCCGAGGTCATCGGCCATATCTTCTGTATCTGACTGAATAGTCAACTTCATAAGGTCTAGCACTTTGTCTTCTGTGTCGGCTACTGACATTTCGTCACCTGGAAGTGCACAAGTAATTTGATAAAAACTTGGTGTGAACTCCATGAACTGACGGTTATCAGTTGCAGCAGTTGAGAATGTATCGAACCCGCTGAATGATGTACCAGTTTGGTTTTTTGCAACTTTTACTGGAACTCGCAAGGTACGACCACTCCATTTCTTTCCTGCGCGTACTACGCGTTGGAATAGAACGTTTGAGTTTAACGCAGTGTCAACTAGGTACGGCAAATATTTTTGCTGAACAGTAGTTTGAACTCGTTGTCCGTATAATTCGGTCATGATTTTTAATAATTAAGATTTGTAATGCTGAAAATTACCACGGTCGGTTTGCAGGATTGTTGAAGTCCTCGGTTGTGGTGTAGTTTGGTTTGTCGGTTTCTGCTCCATTCTTTTCAGTAATGGTAGCGCCAGCAATATCTTTTTTCTCCTGGACTGAATCGGCTCTCGCTGATTTCACCCCTGCCTGCATCAATCTGTAAGCTGCGTTGTAATTCCATCGGCCCTGTGTGTCGACTAGCTCATTGTCCATCGTGAACTTTAAGAGCTTGTTCTTGTCGATTTTGATGCCATCCGGGTTGAGAGTTTTATCGTTCTCGATTACAGAGACTTCAGTATTCATGTAGTCAGTAGCGTCCTGGATTGCCTTCTGTTCAGTCTCAGTCTTTTCAGTCTGGGACTTTTCCCACTCTGTCCGAGTATTGTCGAGTAGAGTTTTTTGGTCGACTTTATATTGATGCCACTGTGCTTCATCTCCTCCAAACCACGACGGTATCTCTGAGGCAGGTTCATCACTTGATGTTTTGTCCTTACCTCCGAACTCCTCTCGAAGTTGCTGGATACTATTCGAATGACGTGTCTCTTGGTCGTTAAACCGTCCTTTCCAGTCTTCTTCACGTTCTTTCCAACGTGGATGGTCTGCAAAGTTTTCGTCACCCTTCGATTTCGTCGCTTCATCACCTTGAGGTTTCTTCTCGTCAAGTGTTTCATCCCCCCCTGACGCTGGGGTCTCTTCGGTGGTCGTTTCTTCTTCCGTAGACGATGCGGCGGAGTTATCGTTCTCCGTGTCTACTACTGGGAAGGCTGGTTGCCCCTCTGTAGGAAACTGCGTCTGTAGGTTATCTGTCATTGTATTTTTTGGGTTATTGACTGCGTGACCCTTTGTTTTATGTCGTGGGCGACGTGTACGACTTTAATGTAAATGTGCTTATTCTTTCTCTTCTTTCTCTTCTTTTTCTTCAGCTTCTGCCTTTGGGTCTATTGCTATGATCTCGAACTCGGCATCGTTTTGGAATCTACTGATTGAGATACCGGTCATCTTTAGCTTTAAGGTAATTGTGTATTCCTTTCCAATATCCCATTTCTTTGCCTCGGGGAGATGTACCAGCTCGATTCGGAAGTGTGGGAAGATTTTGCGTTCCTTTGACGACCTTGCTGGACCTTCCATCATGGATGATTCAGTTTTTGGTGCTATTTTTCTTAGTGACATATTTTTATACTTGTGATTCGGCTGGTAATTCTGCGAGGTTCGACTTGTCCACGGCAGGCGGCGATTCTGTCGCCACGGCTTCAACTGGTGGGGCTAACATTGCTAAGGCTTCTTGCACTTGAGGATTGTCTCTGTAGAGGATCTGCGGGGCGTTTTCTTCTAGCCATACGTTTGCTGCAAGTTCCTCTGCATTTGGATACTCGAGTCGCTTGTAAAGGTCAATGTTTGATATCTTACCCATACTTGCAAGCTCGAGAGCTTGGTTAGCTATAGAAATGCTGTCTTTTGGTAGAAGTGATCCTTCCTTTACTGATACGGTTAGTTTTGGTGGTACCGCTCCTTCAATAAATTGGAATCCTTCATCGTATACATATAGAAGTTGCACGAGGTAGTTGTAGATATCATCAGCAAATTGCTCTAGATATTCTGATACTCCTCCCCCGATTCTGTCGGTATCGAGTCCGCGGACTTGGATTTTTCCTCGAACGGTAGGGTCTTGTTTCACTCCAGCAGGCGTTGATCCTGATGTTCCGAATATGTCTCGCATTCGTGAACGTGTATCTATGAGCTGGTTGTATACGTCTCCGGGAAGTGATGGCACTTGAGGGAAGTACACGGCTTCTTGTGGATTACCATCAGGAATTATAACTGCCCCTCCGTTCCGTATTGCCGTCACCACGTTCTTTGCTTGCGGTTCTGTGAGTCCAGAGCGAGCCAGTGATACTACTGCTCCACCGTTCATCTTGTCGGTGTTCTTGTCGATTTGTTTGTTGCGCTTGTTTATGCGGTCCTGACTTGAGAGGTTTTGTTGAATCAATCCTGTTTTATCCATTGGTTGATCGCCTAAATTGAACACTGAAAGGAAGACAAACGGCATCTTTGGAATAGCAAAGTGGTTGATTCCTTTTGTTTCGATTTCGTTTGGTGTTTCGTTTCCAAATGTATCTACTGCTGTATCTTCACGCTTGCCGTCATAATTCCAGTGCGGATTCTTCTTCTTCAAAAGCACTGTCTTTCCGAGCGTCCAGCATAGATATTCTGATGTCCACCATTCAATGAATTGAACCTCTGTTGCAAGATCATCCTTCACTTTATCTGTGATAGCAGCCTTTGCTCCTGGTGTTCCCTCTCCATCTCCTATTATTGCGAGGATAGTTGATGCCTTGAGTTTGCGGTACTCACCAATGCGGTCACCTGTGTATCCATCTTCGTCAATGTTTGCATCAGGGTCGAGGATAAGACGTTTTGGTCGTATTACTCGAATGATTGGGATGTCCCGGTCCATATCCCATCCGAATTTGACTACTCCTAAATGATAAATTGCCCAGTGTCGTGCTGACTTCTTGAGCTTGAGGCGTAGCTTGTTTTCGTCTGCGAGGTCTGTGAGTCGATTCTTCACTTTCTCCACGAACGCTTCGTGTTGAGGATTTGTACCTTCTGTCTTCTCTGATGAGTGGATCGCAATTAAAGGTTCGGGATTTCTTCGTGTTGTTTGAGGAAGATATGTCTCGAGAGCTTCGAATATCATATTGTCGACATCAGGGCGTGTTTTGTCTGCCTTTGGTCCGTCAAATTGGTTACCGAGCCAGTATTCCTCGTTCTCTTTGATTTGCTTTTCCCAAGTATTGCGTTTTGGTGAGTCTTTCCAGGCACTTTCCCACTTCTGAGTTAATTTAAGAATATCCTCATTGCTCATTGAAAGAGCCAGCTCTGGAAGCTTCTGTGATACAAGCCCCTGCTCTGTCTCGATTTGACCGTCTCCCTCGCGCTTGTTGAGGTCAACGCCTAGTCCTATGTATCCTGAGATGTCATTCATAGTTGTTTTTGTATAAAAAAAGGGCTGTAAGACATTCAAGTCCTACAGCCTGCTCGTTACCCGAGTGGAAGCCTACATGTATATAATAGCACCTTTGTCAACTCATACACAATTGGTTGCCTGTGGATAACCTTTGACATACCACTTGCAACAAAAAACCCACCACGAGGGTGAGTGATTTGTGGATTTGGCTCAAATTCCTTTTAGTGCAATAGCGTTAGCTTTTTTCTTAAAGAATTGTGGAATTAGCCTTCTCCATAACTACAGAATAGCACACTATTATGCGGCTTCCTCTGCGTTTTCCACAGCTTCTTCCACTGGAGTTTCTTCTGCTACTCCCTCGGTAGCAACTTCTTCTACAACAGCTTCTTCTACTGCTATTTCGTTCTCTGGTTCTGCTAGAGAACCCTCTCCATCAGCTGTCTCTACAACTTCTGGAGTTTCTTCTGCTTGTACGTTTTGTTCGTCTGACATGATTTTTTCTAGCTAGATTGATAAAACCTGCAAGTGCAGGGCGAGAGATATAACGCAATGTCCTTCGCTCTGAACTCGATCATACTTATGTGTAATGCCTTTATCAAAGAACCTTACACAGGTATATTACCACTAACGGACGCTCGTTTGTAGGTCATCCTGTGGATATGTATGTTCTGTATTTGAGAGTTGTGAATGTTCACTTCGATTTTACCGCTTTTAAGTTCGAATACACCTGCTTCAAGTAGCACTATAAACTTCTCACGGTTCTCCCGGAACGCATAATATATTTTTGCATCCTCTTGAGTCAATGTGATTCTTGTACCTGTTTGTATTTCACTCATGATGATATTCGCCAATCTTTCTCTTGGCTATCTTCCATTAAATCAAATAGCTTCTCTGGGTCGAAGTCAGCTGTCTGGTCTGGGTTCATCATGTAACTATTTGCTTTCGGTGTTGTTTCTGTGTTTAACACCTTGCCTACTCCTGCGAATCTACTCATCCCAGCTCGCCAACACACTGTCGCTAATGCGAGGTGGTCTCTTCCTGATCGTACCCACTTGTATCCTTTCACTTCATTTGTCACGGGGTCAAGGATTTTGATTTTTGCAAGGTTATTCCAGTCAAGCCAGTATTCGTACCAGTCTGTTTCGTCACCGTGTACCGGGATTCGTTTATGCCTGAATTCATCTACCACCACTTGGATTCCACGGTTTCTATCTACTCGTACCGATCCTTGTTCATCTCCTTTGCCCCAATCGAATATCTCATTCTTCTTTTTATCTCCTGCGAAGTAACACAGGAAGACTCTGCCGGGCCACCTTTCTGCGAAGGCTCTAGAGCCTATAAGGTCTCCTCCTGCATCGATTACGGCCACAGCTCGGGGCCAACGCTTCATTAAGGCATCAAGCTCTCCGTAGTCTTCACAGTCACCTTGATAGAAAAGCCCTGTACGGTCCCCTACAACGTAATCTAGCTTCAGACCAGTATCTATACCTATTACTATCCTTTCTTTCGTTGGTGGGGCGTATGGCTCGCCTGTGAGGTTCTGGAAGAAGGACTTACGCAGCAGTTTTGATGCTCCGTCTGCATATGGTATTCCGAGTATCTTCGTATAGAAGAATTCCTTTGTGGTGTCGGGGTGATAGAACTTGTCTACGAGCCACTCGGCTGATATCCATGTACAAATAAGAAGAGGTACCCAATAACCTGAGTGTTTCCTCTCTGGGTATCGTGCTACCCACTGTCCGTCTCGTATTGCATACTTTGGCAGGTCTCCCTTACATTTTTTGCATATATAAACTTTGCGAACGAGGTCTACGGACATTTTCTCTGGTATTTCTGTATTCCATGATAGGTATTGCCACTTGTTACAGTGAGGACACTTTACGAACCAATGCTTCTGGTCCGAGAGGAGCCAACTTGCATGTACTCCTGTCTCCGGTAGGCTAGGGTGACTGAATATGTGCGTTTGTTTCCATTTGGAGTGCTGGAGTCTGGCTTGGAAGTCTGATATCACATCGAGCTTTGAGCTATCTACTTCATCGTGTACTACTCTATCAGCCGGGGTCATCATGGCAGCCTTCTTGGTGAAGGTACCTCGGAAGTAGATCATTGAACCACCAATCTGCTTACTCTCTACGGAGTCCTTATCACTTACGTCCTCGAGCATTGAGGGGTTGTTGGCGATGATACGATTCATCTTTCCTCCCACCATAATCTTCACATCTCCGTCCGTTGGGAGGGTGTAGATAATATCTAAATTGTACTGCTTTGCATCAAAGTGATTCTTGAGCATCTCGGCTGTAGTCAAGCCCACCTGCGCGGCTTTCATTACCGTCAGGTTTTGTGCTTGGTCGGCATAAATATCAAATAAGAATGGATGATTGTCGAACTCTATCTTCTCAGCTTTTTCGTTCTTGATTTCTTCCGTTACTAACCAGTCATGAATATCTAGGTATGTTTTCTTCTTGTTTGATTCTATTGCTCGCGCACTAGCTTTTGTTTGTGTCTCCCAAGATTTCATTATTGTTTAGTTTTATCTCCTGTACAAATCGGCAACTCTGATGCAGACAATATCGTACCGCTGTCCACTGTCTTCCTGTGCCTACAACTATACTTGATTCTGCATCATTGTAACGCCAAGCGTGTACGTGTGGTTCTTGTGACATATTATTTTCTTTCTTTGAATGTACTAATAAATTCTCCGAATCCTATCGTTACTACAGGGACGAACCATTTCAGGATACTTTCGCCTTTTTCGTGCGCTAAGATTATATCCATTATATCTTCTTTCTTGAACAGTAAAGACTTCGGACAGAACACTTTTGATTCACCGTCCACTACGATTGAAAACGAACCATTGAACCAATGAATCACCTCGACTTCCTTCCCTCTGTTCTTACCGAGTCTTATAGTTGCTTTCATAATTTATTTCTTATTAAGTGCTAACCATAATTTTGCTACTGCTTCTTCTGGTGTTTTGCCTTCTCCATAACCACGCTTGAAAGAATCCTCAACATCAAGCTCTCCTGCAAACCAAACATCATCGTAAACATTCACTAATGCTGTAAACCCCTCTCCACACGCTTCTATAAGTTCGTCTAGGGTTGGGGTATGTGGTAGAGGAAACTCTATCCCTGAATCAGATTCTATTTCGAAAGGAGGTATTCTTTGTTCTCCTTGTGGAAACCCTGCATCTTTTAGTTCTTTAGCTAGTGCGTAGTCAGTCATATTCCTGCTTTATTTTTAATCATCTCGTATGCTTTCATTGTCCCTATAACGTCGCCGTATATAGGGCTTGAGAGTGTCTTTGCGTAGTGCATAAGAATCTGGCTTCTCTTGTTACGGTCTTTGAACTTCTTGCACATAAATCGGTACTGAGCCGCGTACGCTTCTACTTCCTGGTCCACTCTGAAGTATTGGTCATCAATGAAGCGACTCCACCAAGCATCAGGATCAACACCTTGTTGCTTCTCATGTACTCCCTCGTGGACAATAATGTCTTCCGGGAGTATAGAACCTGACGGGTTGTATATAGTGTCTCCGTAAGTGTAGAGAGTGTATCGCGTTGGTTGCATTCCTCCTGCTAAGAGTTGGTCTATGATTGGTGGCAGTTCGTTTATGATTTTCATATTTCTCCCTCTGATTTAGCTCGCTCCATACTTCTCTTCAATCTGTTCTCTTTGAGTTTGGCGTGAAACTCTTGGATGAGTGCCTTGTCTTCCTCCGGGGTCCCTACGCCTATGATGTCTGTGTCTCCTTTGAGTGTGAGTGACTCGCCGTACTCATCGCTCATTCTCTTCTCTAGCAGCCACTTGGATAGTGGGATGTCTCCTGTTGATTTCTGTCCTGTTACCTCATTCGCGATGTTGGTTAGCGCTTGGAGTGGGAGCTTTTCCTTCAAGTCCTCTAGCCTGTCACTTAATTCAGGGTTAGCTTCTATCCATCGGTAATAAGTGTTTCGTGAGATATTGGCGTAGTAGCAGGCTTGTTTGACATTTGCGCCAATAGAAAAAGCCTGTTCTAATTTTATGACAACCTCTGGTATGAGCTTGGTATGTCGCCCGACATACCGGTATCGGTATGCGTTGCTCTTTTTCTTATGTTTTGGCAGTGGTTTTGTCATGATTTCTTTTAATGAATTCGTCAAAGTGTTCGACGCATCTTGTTGTGCTGTCTGCCATAAATACTGCAATGCAGTGTTCTAGCTCTTTGCCTTCTGCGCGACAATCAATGCAATACATTGTTATCGGCACTCCATTGGAGTCTCTGTTGTATGTCCACATATTACCAATTACCAATCGATTTCTTTACCGTTTTTAATAATCACTCCACCCTCTGTGTATCGGCCATGTCCTACAACAATTACTCCGTCTTTGTCTACCACTATGGGCTGGTTGAAGCCGAACTCTCTGATTGAGTTTGCGACTTGCTTTATCTGCTTTTCTGGATGCTCTTTAGCATTTTTAGGATAAGGCTTTATGTCGCCAAGTTTTCGTTGTGTAATTTGCATGGATATTTCTTACGCTTACTCTGGCTCAGTGACTGTTAATGTGACTTCTTCTGTTAGGTCCAGGCTTGGGACTGTGAAGGTGATTGTGTGATCTTCTGCTGTTTTGAATTCGTAGTGGTAGCTGTAGTAGTGAGTAACTATTCCTACTCCGTTGCTGTCGTATATTTTCTTCACGTTACCTGTTGCTCCGAGCAGGAGATTCTGGCTTTCATCTGGTACTGCGGTGATTTGTACCTCTACGTTATTGAGGACTTTCCCATCATTTCCTCGCACGATAAGTCCGAGTTCGATGTAGTTGCTTTCGTCAACAATTTCAGGCTGTGCAGTGTATGTTCTGCCGAGACCTTTTCCGTTGATTGGGCTGATTATTTCAATTGATTTCATAGATTTTGGTGTTGTTTCTACTAATGGTTCCGAGGCTTGTGGTGGTGTAGGAGCTGGAGTTGGCACGTAGACTGGCACATATATTTTCTGTGGTTCTGATTGCGCTTTTGGCTCTTCTTTGTTGACGTATATGTTGTTGTTGAACTCTACTTTCTGTGCCTCCGGGGTTTCCACTACTATTGGAGATGGTTCTTCTTTTTTAGGCTGCTCGATTGCAATTATTGGGGCGGTCACTTGGTTCTCTGGCTCTATTACTGGTAGAAGTCCGAGAATCTGAATAAAGTTGAACACGATTATTCCAACAACGATGAATGCTATTGCGAGTGAAATCAGCGTTGTTGTGAATTTCATTGCTTTAATTATACCTTATTTCTCGTTATTTGCGAGCGCTCGTTATCCACAGTTATTCACCTGCTTTCATATGCTCTACCAGCATTCCTGAACTGGTGAGAAGAATCGAGGCGATTGATACAGCACTCTCTACTCCTGCAAGGAGGACTTCTGACGGGTCTACTACGCCCACGTCTAGGAATGGACCTGTTTCTCCTGTTACAACATTGAGAGCTTCACCTTCTGCTATTTCCATCTCGGTGTCCAATCCCATATTTTCTCGCAATTGTCGAGCTGGGTACTTTAATGCTTCGTTAAGAATAGGACTTGATGTTTCAATACGTGCTAAGGCGAGACCTGCTCCGCATACGACCCCATGTTTAAGAGCCGACTTCACTGAATGCACGGTATCTTCTACTTTATATTTCAGTGCTTTCATTTCGTTTTCTGTTGCTGCACCTACTCTGATGACAGCGAGTTTATTCGTGAATCGTGCAAGACGTTGCTCAAGAGCTTTCTTCTTTTTCTTGTCAGTCTCTTCTTCTACCGCCGATCGTAGTGAGGTAATGGATGTAGCAATTGTGCCCTTGTCTCCTTTAGGATCAATAATTACTGTTTCTTCTTGTCGGACGATTACTTGAGACGCCTGTCCGAGGTCTTCAAGGGTCGCGTTCTCTAGCTTATCTCCTTTTGCTTGCGAGAATACTCTGGCACCTAAGAGCATTGCGAGGTCTTCCATGTATGTCTGTCGGTCTTCTACTTTTGGAAGTGCAATTGCAATTGAAGGGAAGGACCCTTGCTTTTGTGTTTGTGGATTTGTGATATGAGGAAGATTCACGATCATTGTTGCGAGCGCGTGTTGCTCTACATTTTCAGCAATGATGACGAGGTTTTTCTTCTGTTCCTTTGCCATCAGATTCATAATCGGAATCACATCACTAGCTTCTGTTAAACGATAGTCAGTAATGAGAAAAAATGGATTTTCTAATTCTGTCTCCATTCTCTGTGGATTTGTGACTGCGTATGGGCTAATGTACCCGGTGTCTATTTGTGTTCCGTCCTTCTTCTCTACAGTGGTGGCCATAGTTGGGGATTTGTCAATAGTGATAATTCCATCTTTCCCGAGGTCATTGTAGAGTTCCGCAATCATTTCAGCGATTGGTTCATCGTCAAATGAGACCATTGCGACCTTTTTAATGTCTTCCTTTGTCTCAATTTTCACTGCTTTTTCTGTGAGAAACTTCTTTACATCCTCTAGTCCTTTCTTGAGTTCTAATTCAACCTTTCGTCCGTTGAATGTACTTCGTCGTTCTACTTCACTGATGATTGCCTGTAAGAGGATAAGTGAGCTGGTAGTTCCATCTCCTCCTCTGTCATTTGTGGTCACCGCCACTTCACGCACAAGTTTTACTACTGCGTTTTCTGCCGGATCCTCAAGCTGGAAGTCTCTTGCTATTTGTACACCATCGTCTACTACCATTCGATAGGGGAACTTGTCGATGATCACTTTGTTACTTGCTGGTCCGTATGTAGGACGAATTAAGTTCACCATCTTATTAACGGCTGAACTAATTGTAGAGAACGTCTTGTCTTTCTCTACTATGGTGATTACTGATTCGCTCATAATACTATTTTTGTTGTTTCAGGTTTATAAATTTTGTGATAAATACGTTTCGTTGCACCGGAGCGCTGCGCGAAGTTTCGGACGTGGTCTTTCAGGTACTCTGTGTTATGAACGCGTCCTTTACGACTCTTGTTGTACCTCTTTTTTTGGTTACAAATTTGGCACAGTTCCCATTTCACAGCCTTCGTCTCGTTAATTATTTTGAAGTCGTGGGGAAGGCCATATCTACAACCTAGTCGGTAGCCGTATCGCATGTTATGAGAATACGACACTCAAGACTATTGAGAGCCACCATCCTACAACGTACGCGGTAAGAAAGAACCAGAATAAGAACACTACCAACCACAATAATAATCCTCCCAACATTTTTAATATTTCCATATATTTAGTCTTCAATGAATGCTAATACGTCCTCGTCGAATAAAAGCACAAAATCGACGTCTTTTGCGCTCTCGTGGAAGCTAATCTGTTCTCCTGCAAATGCTCCGTATATTACACGTTGCCCCTCCTTTACGTCAGTGATGTCGGGTCCTACAGCAATAACTGTGCCGAAGGCTTTCGTCTCCTGCTCTACATTATCAGGAGTTACTATTCCGTATTCTGACTCTCGAGCTGATTCTCCGTCTGGTTCTACGAGTATCTGTTTTCCACGAGGGGTTATTTTTATTTCTTTTTTCATCGTAGTTGGTCTATTGGCGTATCTAGTCCACGCTCTCGGTTATTTCTAATAATCTCATCACGCACTTCATCTGCATGGCTGTCTGGCATTATGATTGAACCGCGAGGCCGTGGGACTTTAAGTGCTACTTGTTTCTCTACGATTTGTAGCTTTTGCTCGATTACTTTTCTGAAGAACATCAAAGTCACCATTACCAGTAGTGCGATTATAAGTCCTGTGAGAAGTCCTAGTGCAAATTCAATCATAATTATGCGGGTGTTACCTCTTCATTTTCTTCTGGATCGTCTCCTAATACATTCTCCAGTGCTGGGGATGGTGTATCATCAAATAGGCTAGCCTTTGCAATTACACGTCCATCTGGTGTGAGTGATGCCGTTGCTCCAAGTCCTAATCTATATTTTTTCAATAAAGGAATCATCTCCTCGTTAAATCCTCTTACTCGACTATTCAGATCTTCTTCTGATGAAGGTACTGTTATTGTTTTTGTATCTGTCATGTCTTTATAGTTAGTTTTTAATGTCCACAATGCAAAATAGCCCACGTTTAAGTAGACTACTTTTTCTTTTTTGTGGTGTTTTTCCACCTGTTCTCCATACCTTTCTTGCCAAGTTCCGCCATGTGCGCTTTGCCGTGTTTCTTAACTACGGCACGACCGCCCAATCGACCAAGTGCAGAAGCTGCTTCAGATGCTTGTTTTGTTGTTTTTTTGGTCATGGTTCTTTACTATTAATATTATAGCTCCCTGTGTTCTGGACCGGTGGGATTTGGTTTTGAGACGAATCTGTGACGATTGCTCTATCATAGAGATGTTTGCCATCTGAACAGACTTCAACACCTCACACCCACACATTCACACTCTTTCTTTCGATGAGCTACATCAGCGGTCCAGAGCGCAAGAAGCTATTGCCTCTTCATTGTATTGCAAGCGGTCGTTATGTACAAGGGTTTGCCTGTGGATTACTCTTACTAAAAAGGTATCTTTTCGTGGTCAATACCCTCATCTGGATATTCAAGTGCGCTTACAACTTCATTTATTTTATCGAATGTTTCTGAAGGTGGCATCGCGTCACATTCAAGTTCTAAGAAGTCTAGGAACTCAAAGAACGTAGGGAATCGATCATCCATTGAGTATCTATTCTTCCACATCTTGTACAGGTCTGGGTTTGGTATCGGCGCACCATTTTCACTGGCCCATTGTGTGTATGTAGTTGCT